ATGTAAATAGTGTGTCAAATGATAATGCCATTAAGCAGTCAGTCAAAAATCTGGTCCTAACTGTCCCTGGAGAAAAATTTTATCAACCTAATTATGGATCTCGTATAACGGCACTTCTTTTTGAGCCACTAGATCCTTTCCTGGTAGATGCAATTCAGAATGAGATTCTAAATACACTTAGAAACAATGAGAAACGCATTACTGTTACAAAAGTGCAGTGTGCAGCAGATTATGAAAATAACGCCATTGAGGTAACAGTTGAATATAAGATTATTGGTCTACCCATTGTTGAAAATGTAGAATTCGTATTACAGCGTCCCTAACCAATGCAACCCAAGAATTTAACAGCACTGGACTTTGAAGATATTAAGTCTTCGATCAAATCATACCTAAGAACTCGAGATGAGTTTACAGATTATGATTTTGAGGGGTCGTCTCTGTCGTACTTAATCGACATTTTGGCGTATAACACATATTATACGGCATTTACCGCCAATATGGCGCTAAATGAAGCATTTCTGGACAGTGCTACTGTTAGAGACAATGTAGTCAAGCAAGCAAAACTTCTAAACTACACTCCAACGTCGATTAAAGCGGCATATGCTTACATTCACATTACTGTACAGACTACAGCTGAGAATGATGTATATCCAAATAATGTAACACTGCAAGCAGGACCCGTCTGCACAGGTGGTAACTATGTTTGGAATATCCTAGAACCCATTACAGCAGTTGTAGATCAAACTACAGGTCAGGCAACCTTTACCTGTGTGAAACTTTATGAGGGTAGTATTGTCAACTTCTCATACACAGTTAACAAGTTTATTAAACAAACCTACTCTATTCCGTCTCCAAATGCGGATACTTCAACTCTTTCCGTAAGAGTTAGAGCGAATGCTTCCTCAACTACGTCGGATGTTTACAATCTTGTAGACAATGTAACTACTGTCCAGTCCACAGACCGCGTTTATTTCCTCAGTGAAGGCGAGGATATGCGAGCTGAGGTCTTATTTGGTGATGGAGTGATCGGAAGAGAGCTTGGAGACGGAGAAGTTATTGACCTTAACTATCTTGTCACGGTTGGGGCAGATGCAAATGGCGTTAGCAAATTTACTTTTGTCGGTAGATTCATAGACAGTAACGGTGCAGTCTATGGTGTTGGGCAGGTTGCGTTTGAAGTTGCGGATAAAGCAAACTACGGATCTCCTGCAGAGAGTCTAGAATCCATGAAATACATGGCTCCTAGATTTTATTCCGCTCAATATAGAGCAGTTACCGCTCAAGATTACGAAGTTATTACTAAAAAAATCTACGATAACGCTAAAACCGTTGTTGCGTTTGGTGGTGATGAGTTGAATCCTCCAGTATACGGAAAAGTATACGTTGCCATTAAGACAAAAACGGGATCTAAACTCAACGATGCTACTAAGAAGTCTCTTTCTCAGCAGTTGAGATCATATTCAATGGCATCAATCGAATCTGTTATTATTGATGCGGATACGATGTATATCTATCCTAAGGTATTCTTGCAATATGACCCTGCTTGCTCTGGTAGAGCAGTCAGTGCAATTGGTACTAACGCTCAAGCGGCGGCAGCAGACTGGGCAGCAACGTCCAGCATCAACAATTTTGGTCAATCATTTAGTCTGGGTAACTTTGAAAGAGCACTTGTCAATTCTGACAGGTGTATTACAGATTCCAGCACTCAGATTAGTCTGTTGAAATATATTGCACCATCCGCACCAGAAACAAACACATATTGTATAACTATCGGTCAACCACTCTATGATAGTGGAGACGGAAGTGATGATGGTGGAGATGGATCTTGTCCCAAGGCTCCAGTAATTAAGTCTGGTCAATTCAGGACACTCCAAGAACCTGGAAGAGTGCAATATTTTGAAGATGATGGATACGGAAATCTACGCATCTACTATAACAGTGGAAATAGAAAAGTATACACTAATGATAAAGCAGGAACTGTAAATTATCAAACTGGTCAAATTTGTTTTGGTCCTGTATCGATTATCGGTGCTGGTGGAAACAATCTTCCTAGCATCACTGGCGCTGAATTCGATGCTGATTCTACAGAGGTGGAAGTTGACATTTCGGATGCAGCAATTGAAGACCTTGGAGATTTGAGTATACCTGTTTTGGCAATTCCTTCAAACAACTCTACAATCTCGGTTTCTGAGCCAAATAGCACGATTGAAATTGTCATTCCAAACATCTCAGTTACCCCTATTGGCACAGCATTGCCTTCCAATATCCCAATAAATAGTCTTACGCCAGACGACTTTAATGATGTCCCCGCAGTGATCGATATCCCCGATATTACTGTCCCAGGTAATTTGGCAAATCAAACGTGTTTCTGATAAATGTCTATAAACAAGGTTTCTCAAGCGATTAGTTCTCAAACTCCTCAGTTTGTTAACGATTTTAATCCCCTATTTAATAAATTTCTTGAGTACTACTATAAGTCTCAGGAAAAGACGGGTTATGGTCAAAATATTATCAATGAGTTTCTAAATTACTTAGATATTGATAAACTTGACGTTGGGATTCTTGGTGGATCTACAAAGATTGTAGAATCCACAAGTGCTTCAGATTCTACAATCTTTGTAGAAAACGTTGATGAATTTCTAGAGAATGATGGCAGCATTCTAATTGGCGATGAAGTTATTTACTACGAGAAAGCAGTACAGTCTCCTAGTATTGGTCTATCTCCTGGTATTTCCTATGAACAGGTAAAGCAGAAGTGGACTACCCTTGCAAATCTTCTGGATTTGTTTGATGGTGCTGAGAGACGCTTTCAACTTACACTTCAAGACACTCCTATTTCTCCTCCCTCTTCAAATCATCTACTTGTAAAACTCTACAATGAGTATTTGATTCCTGGAGTTGATTACGTCGTTGATGAAGATTTTATTGTCTTTACTACAGCACCAAGAGCTAAAGTGCCTGCAGATAATGCAGCAGAGTCTCAAATCACATATCTGAGTGGTTTCATTGAAAACACCATTTATACACTAGACAATATTTCTGGTGCATTTGGTGAAGGTAAGACTAGTTTTGCTGTTACTAGAAGTTCGGAAGTATATAACCCCGAAGTAGATGAATATGTTATTGCAATCTATGATGGTCAAATTCTACAACCAAAAATTGATTTTACTTTTGATGGAAATTTAATCAATTTTATCAATCTGGTGCCCATCACAGGCAGAAGACTCGATCTTTTTGCTATTGAAGCACCAATTCCTTCTTTTGGTGTAGGCGCTGTTGGTTTTTCCCGCGTCAATGCGGCAGGTCAACTTACTTCCGTCGAAGTTGCGGAAGGTGGATCTCAATATAGATTCGCATATCCCCCTAAGGTTACAGTTAAGTCCAGTGTTGGATCAGGATCCTCCGTACAACCTCTAATCAATGGAGTTAAAAACACCACTCTTCTAAAAAGTGGTAGAGGTTATAGCGCAACTAATCCTCCCACCGTTGTAATTGAATCACCAACTCAAGAGGGATCTGTTGCTGCAGAAATTAGAGCAGTAGTTACAAACGGTGCTGTAACAGCACTAGAAACAATTTCTTCTGGTAGTGGATATACATTCACACCTAGAGTTACCTTCAGGCAACCAGGCGGCGCTGAGTTGGGTCCTGCTGTCATGAATTATGGTGCAAATGGTGGCAGTCTTAACGGACCTCCTGCAATCATTAGCGGTGGTAGCGGATATACGACAGCACCTGAAATTTATGTTGACGAACCTGATGGTATCAACCCCATCAAAGCATCTCTTAGAGCAAACCTTACAAATGGTGTAATTACCTCGATTACTGTTTTGAATGCAGGTCAGGGTTATACTACTGCTCCTAGAATTGCAGTCGTCAACCCAACTGGCGCTCAAGTCCTAGAAACAACAGTTGATGGCACGGGACGTGTTATTGATATTGAGTTGCTAAGTGGTGGTAGTGGTTATGAGGATATTCCGTCTGTTTATATCGTTGATGATAGAACAGATACTTCTGGCGTATACATCGGTGGCACAGGAGCAACTGCAACAGCGTCGATCTTTAACGGTCAAATCACTGATGTTAACATTACTAATTTTGGTAGTGGATATAGTGCTACAAATCCTCCAAAAATTATTATTCAAGCACCTCCCCAAGCAGAAGCTTCTGTTGAAGTGGGTCTTAATGAAATTACTGGTTTCAAAGTCCTCACTAGCGGCAGTGAGTATGAAAAATGCAGATTTGAAGGTTGTGCTAGAGCAGCTAGTGGTATCACTGCATATGAAGAAACTGGCAACGCAGTATTCAGTAATAACACTACCGCAGCTTCACATGCATCTGATGCAGAAGTTAAGTGTCTAGATGCTTTGTTTGTCAAGAGATTGCTTGACAAATATATTGAGCAATATCTCCCTGACATCCCTCAACTCGATTATGATTCTATTGATGTTAGGACTGCTATTAAAACCATTAAAGATTTTTATAGCACTAAGGGCACTGCACTAAGTGTTGCTTATCTATTTAAACTTCTTTATGGTGAAAATGTAACTGTTTCTTATCCTAAGGATCAGATTATCAAACCATCTGCAGCAACCTGGGAAATTAACACAGTTCTTCGTGCAACTTTGGTTTCTGGTAATCCAGCAGACATTCAAGATGCTCTTATTCAGCAGGTTGAAGATATTGCAGACCCCAATATCAAAAATGCAAGTGCTCTGGTAGAAAACTTTATTTCTATCGCTACTTCTGAAGATATCATTTATGAATTGATTCTTTCTGAAGAGACTATTGAAGGTACTTTTGTTGTTCCATACAAAACAAAACTTGCTGAGCCACTTGGAGTGGACAACGACATTATTACTGTTGACTCCACAATTGGTTGGCCAGAGAGAAACGGCGAATTTGTTATTGCTGGCAACGAAATTGTTGAATATAAAGAGAAGTCTCTAAACCAGTTTATCGAATGTACTAGAGGTTCTTCCAATACAACAGCACAATCATGGGATTCTGCTACCGTAGTTTCTTCCAACTTCTTCGTTTACCTTAACAAAGGCACTACACAAGAAGTTGTTATGAATGTTGTTGGTATTGTTGATGCCCAACAAACCACTCTGACTGACACTGGATCTTACTATTTGCCTGGTGACAAACTTACCGTTTCTAAACTCGGTGGCACCTCAGAAGATCCTAGACTGACTACTTGGTTGTATAACGTTAAGAAATTGCTGGAAGTAGATTCTGTCACTTTTGGTGGTATCAATAATCAGTCTGCTACTGTCACTACAAGCAGTCCACATGGTCTCCTAGTGGGCGATCAGGTGACTGTCTATGGTGCTAATCCTATTGTATATAACGGCACCTTCCTGGTCACTTCTAGAGACTCTGGCACAGTATTCCAATATCAGTTGCCACAACCTGCAGCAGTTATTCCTCAGGGAAATATTCTTATCTCGGTTGACCTAAACAAAGGTAAATCTCAGGCTGATGCTGTTGACGCTGCAATTAGTCCATATACGACTAATGTGCAAAACTCATTCTTCAATACTGAGTATGTTTATGTTGCTTCTACTGGTATTCCAAACTATGAGATTGGTCCTTTCCTAGGATCTGCATTCCTACCTGGCAACCAGAGAAAACTAAATCGCTTCCCCTTTACAACAGAAACGATTTCTACGAAAACTGATACTATTCCTGGTCCTATTGGCACTTGGGTTAATGGTGTATCAGTTTTGGCATATAAGTCTAATAATAAAAAGACATTTGGTGCAGTAACCTCCATCTCCATTGATGATAAGGGTCAAAACTATGATGCCGCAAATCCTCCTGCGCTGACAATTAGCGGTGGTGGCGGATCTGGTGCTACTGCAAATGTCACTGTTGACGGATCTCTTTATGAGATTGAAGTAACTAATGGTGGATCTGGATATACATCTTCACCTCTTGTTTCTATTGTTGGTGGTAATGGATCTGGTGCTGCCGCAACTGCTATTGTCACCAAAGGTGTAGTTTCCAGAATTCTTGTTAACAATGGTGGTAGTGGATATACATCACAACCCCTGGTAACTATTGTTGGTGGCGGTGGTCAAGGAGCAACTGGCACAGCATCTGTTAGAGGTGGTATTAAAGAAGTTGCTATTACCAATGGTGGTGCTTCATACACTTCTGTACCTACAGTATCTCTAAGTTCTGGTCAAGGTGCTGTTGCACAAGCAATTGTTAATAATGGTAGAATTATTTCTATCGCAATTATTGCTGCTGGTAGTGGATACACCACAGCACCAGAAGTAACTATTCAGGGTGATGGTTTCGGTGCGGTTGCTAGAGCAACAATTGACATTGACGGTGAAAATGCTGGTAGAGTTACTGGTATTGAAATTATCAACAGAGGTATTGGGTATTCTCAGGGCACTACAGTCATTGGGTTGAATTCTATCGGTCAAGACGCTCAATTTACTGCTAACGTCTTCCAATGGACTTACAACCTACAAGAATCTGAGAATTTTGATACTGCTCAAGGCACACTCTTTGAAGGTTACAATATTCAATACGGTGGTGAGTATGCTCACGTTTCAAACCCCCAGAGACTCAGATATCTCTTGGGTGATAACCTGTTTGTTAACACCACTGGAAACATTAAAGAGCAGGCAACATCTCTTGAGCACTCTCCTATTCTTGGTTGGGCATTTGATGGTAACCCAATTTATGGTCCTTATGGTTATATTGATCCTACCGATCAAAGCTCCGAAATTTCCAGAATTAGATCTTCATACTCTTTGAAGACAAATTTGATTTACGATGAAGTAACCAACATCACACCTGCTAGAGTTGATGGTCCCGCTCTAACAACAGACGTTGCAGGAACATATATTGATGACTATGAGTATGTTTTTGGATCTGGTGATCTAGATCAATACAATGGTAGATTCTGCAAAACACCAGACTTCCCTGATGGCAGATATTGCTACTTTGTGACTATTGATGCTACAGAAGATGGAAATCCTGTCTTCCCATATGTCATGGGTCCTTCCTATAACTCTATTGTTGACATTTGGAATCTTAGAGACTCTGCTGTACAGCAAAACATCCCAACTGGTGTTGTCCGTTACAGAGATCCATATGAAAACGTTGATATTGACGTTGAGAGGACTCCAAATGCCTCTACAAACGCTCTAACTACAGAATCTGGCGATATCCTACTATTTGACGCCGAAGACGAAAATAGAGACGGTGTTATTGATCAGGCAGAGATTGATGATCCCGAGCAAATGTTTGAGGAGTCTCCTCTGCAGGTCTTTGACTACTTCCCTTCAGTTAAATTTGACTCTAAGGTTGATATTGAAGTTGAAACGATTACTAGATTTGAAAATGCATCTGTAACTGGATTCACAGTTGAAAATTCTGGTGAAAACTATCAGGTTGACGATAGACTAGTATTTGATAATACCGATACTGGTGGTTCTGGTGCATCTGCTCGTGTTTCCAAAATTAAAGGCGAAACTGTACAATCTTACACTTTTGAGACCGTCGATGGTGTCAATTATGGTATTCTTCAAGCAGCAAATCCCCACAATCTAATTATTGGCGATACAGTTTTTGTTGATTATACACCAGTAACCGAAAATACCAATAAAGAGTATATTGTAAGACAATATAAAGGCATTGAGCAGGTTATTGTTGATGTTAATGGTGCAGGATACAACTCAGACATCCCTCCAACGGTTATCATTGATGGCGATGGCACTGGTGGTGAAATTGAAGCAGTTGTAAACCAAGTTGGTGCTATTACAGAATTCAATATTCTTAATTTTGGATCTGGATACACTCAAAACCCCCGTGTCATTCTTTCGCACCCACAGGTCTTCAAAAAGGCAGATTATTACGTTTCGACCATTGGTCATGGTCTAAATGTTGATCAACAAACATCCATCAATGATGTTTTCGTCAATGATCTGAAAGAGGTTTACATTTGCGGTGAAACTGTAGATAGCAATGGGGATACCATTGGTTATTTCTCCAAACTTAACTCTACTGGTGTTAAAGTTTGGGAAACTACTCTAAAACCCAATGCACCTGCCACAACTAAGAGTCTTTCATTCAAGAAACTACTTGTCGATGGAGATGACATTTGGGTAGTTGGCGATTCTCGTCCAAATACAACAATTCTCGATGCATACAACCCAGATATTTTCCTAACGAAATATGTGGAAAATTCTAATGGACTTGGTGCAACTCTTGCATTCCAGAAAGCATATGCAGGTATTTCTGGATCCACAAGAGCAGATCATGTAACTTCTTTGGAAAAAGTATCAGATACTAGATTTATTATTGGTGGTTATACAAATACTAACTCTGCATATCCATATGATGCATTCTTGGCAGTAATTGACACTACTGGTGGATTTACAGTTAAGAGAAAACTGACATCTCCCAATAAGTCGGAAAAAATCACTGACATTGTTGTAAATGGCGAAGATGTATTTTTCTGCATGGAAACTGCAGCAACAACTTCTGCTACGGACATAAACGTCGCTATTGGTAGAGTTAGTATTTCAACTCAAGCAATTACGGTTGCTTGGATTAAAGAAATTAGTAATTCTGTTTATTCTTTCGTAAGTCCTAGCATTGCAGTCGATGAATTTGACGAATTCTATGTCACATCTGGTCTATCAGTAAAAGCAACTCCTGCAGTTAAGACTAGATTCTGGGTTGGCAAATTTAACGAATCTGGCACTGAAATTTGGAATTATTCCTATGTTGCTCCTACTGGTGGCAATATTGACATCATCGACACCTCGGAAATCGATATCTTTGGTGATCTAAACGTTGGATACACACAAGTTAGCACAACTGATTCCAAAACTGATGTACATACTCTTAAAATCAAGTATGACGGCACAATCCTGAAACATAACAGAAATGAGTTTGTTTCTGAATTGGCAACAACTACTAACAATAGAATCGAAGGTATTGTTGGCAAATCTCTTGCTGTTGACTCTTCTGGTGATGTCCACATCTTTGGTCAGAGCAAGTGGAATAGAAATGAGTTGGTTCTTCAGTTTATTACTGATATTAGCGATCAAACTGGTCACTATACTCCCGCAAGTGTTGGTGCAAGTGATGCATTCAAGGTCGAAGATAATGTTGCTAAGATTTATGGTTATCAACCCGCAGGTCTTAACACCACTTGGGAGAATGCATATCTAGAAATTCCTAGTGCTCAACTGGGCACGTTGCTTGATGGCAATTGGACTCTTGAATTCTTTATCTACGTTGACTCTACAGAGTCGCAGACCCTCTCTCAGGGTTATCAGACACTAGTAGGTGTTGGTGGCGCTCAGACCGCTACAGGCGGCATCTGGTTGGGATATGACATGGGCACTGGTAAACTGCAATTGGCAGTTGCCGATAACACAACTCTGCTTAATGCAGCAACTGCTCTAGAGTCCACGCAAACCACAATGTTTGCAAGTAATACCTGGGCAAAATATACTCTTCAAAAAAGTGGTAATTCTTATACCGCTTATGTCAATGGTGTCCAAATTCTACAGGGCACTCAGTCTAACACAAGTTTTGCAAACAAAGATCTATTCTTTGGTAACCAAGTTGGTTGGGGTGCTGGTGCAGGTGATTTTGCATCCGATCGTCAGGGTCAATTCAGACTTGATAATGTCAGACTGAGAAACAGAGCAGTTACTCCTACTGTACCTTCCGACATTGTTACCATTCCATCTAATGGCGATTTTGCATTCGCATATAACTGGACTGATGATGCTTGGTTTGCTGACTTCACGAATACCTATAACTACGCAGATTATCAGGGTATTGGATTCAAGATCGACAAAAATCAAGACGCATCAAGACTTGGTGATTTGAATGCAAGTGATGCAGATCTATTTGAAAATACTGCAATCGATCTAGTTAGATCTGCAGTTACACCTGTAACTGGTGCTGGTCTGACAATCGTCAATGTTGGATATGCCTTGGCAGACGCTGGTTTCCAATCACTTGATTATGACGATGCTACAACAATTTATACTGTATCTGGTAGTGGCACGCAAGGTGGATCTACAGAATTGACATATGCCCAAGATGTCTGGTCTGGACGCACTGCAACGGTTCCTTCTCCTGGATCGAGAAAAGTTAAAGCAACTGCAGTTGTCAAAGACAGATACTTCTTTAAGGTTACAAATACTGCAAAGATTGATAACATTCTCGCTCTAACAATCAATCAACCATTTGCCTTTACTGTTGGTGCAAAACTCGTATTGAATACTGAAAGCGGTACCTTCATTAACAGTGGATACATAACTTCTATTGATTATACAAATAGAAAAGTATATGTAGCAGTAAACAATAATG